ATCCACTCGCTTGAACGGGAGCACCTAACTTCCGGTGCCCTGCCAGTCTTATTGCCGTGAGGCATCAAGACACACTTCTGGTTTTTGTACACGACAGAATATGCTCGTGGACTATATAACCAGGGGTCCCCTGACTTCGTACAGGAAACGTAACCACCAAGGATGCACAATATTGTGCCATAAGTAATGGGAGCTCGCCTCTTTCGAGGGACGATCACCATCCTGGAATAACGTTTTCTAGACGCCGTCACCGCACGAATGCCGGAGTAAGATTGCTCCCACTCTGGCACTATGTGCAGCTTGCAACCGTTGTTAAGTTTGCTACCTAAATCAACCAAGAATCTAAGGGTAAGAGTTAGCATGATCTCATGCTTAGCACTCCACTCAAGGATTTGATTGATGGCAACATAAACGCTGGGGAGATTATCTAGGGACTTGATGTACACAGGAGTGACATCGTAACCATAGAAATAATCACCACCACAGCTTTCACGGAAGCAAGTATCCCAAAAGGACTTACTAGTATTAACTGATAAGCCGGCCCGGTCGAGTATGCCTACAACAGCAGACGTACTTTTCCGTTCAACAATGATGTCGTCGCCAAAAACCTTAAACCTTTTACAGTTTACGGCATAACAAAGCGCCATCAACGTCATGGTCATTACAGGGAAGGTAAAACCATTGCCCATTGTGGAGATACAACTCAACGATATAATTCGGCCGTTGACACAAGTCACCGGTGAACGAATAGACGTCAAGAGGCCAAACCACGTTGGGGGCCATAGCAACCGAATGAGCTCGACTGAAATTAAGTCACTCGCACTGGACAAATCCAGCGTCGAAAAAGACTGGTCGAGGGAACCCAACCAAGCAAGGTACTGGTTCGAGGATGTATTAATCCAAGAGCTATGACCGTCCTGTATAAACAGGTTCTGCTGGTTCTGGATATCCAAACCTCGGAAACGGAGAGCGGAAGCTACATACTCACCAGCACCAAGCTGGAGGAGCATGTTACCCGCGGGTTCCGTACACACGAGGCGATTGCTATCTTTATCTTTAGGGACTGATGTCATGCGACTTCCAGGAACGCTTACGAGCTCAATCCCAGACCTGATTTGTTTCAGTAGGGGGGAGCTTAGAAAGTAAGCATTGAGGAGAGGTCGTGCAGCGTCGGTAACTGTCCAACTAGTATCGTTGAACTTATCCACCGCATGGGTGGACCTGCTACCAACTATAGCGCCAGGACCTGGCCTGCACATTGATAGAAAGATCCCAAGATCGAAATCTTCTTGTAAACAGGAAGAAACAGACTCTAGTGATTCAACTATATAGTTGCGGGCTAAGGAAATCTCATCGGGTGTTAATCCAATGAGACAAGAGCGCAAACTGCAAAGCTGATTAGTAGCGATAAATTTTTCGAAACCCTGTTCCTCTAGCGATTTAAATCGTC